CATTCGCATTTTTTACTGCTTGCTGATGCTCCTCGATTTCTTGGAACATTGGGTTCAAATCGTCAATGAGTTTCTTGTTCTTTGGGAGTTTGATTTTGATTTTGGATAGAGCGGTTTTTGAGATTCCTTTGATTGTGCTTCCATTCGATTGTTCATCAATTATCTTACTCATACTTTTGATAATATAGAATAACGCAATAATATTGATTTTTTCATCTTTATTTTTCAAGATGAAGATGTGGTCGCTTGGATAAACCTTTCCGTCAACCAAGAAGCAATTTCCCATTGTTCCGTTCCTTGCAACAAGAATGTGCTTTCCATCGAATAAATAATGGTCTGTATATCCTGTTATTTGTGATGTTCCATAGTAAGGATACATAGTTCCTTTTTTGTCATCAGGGGTTTTATTTTTCCCTGTTTTAATATACACACAAACACTCCCCAACTCAACCTCTTCACAATCTTCATTATCGCAAATGGATTGAATTCGTTCTTGAATGGTTTTCTCCAACTCTTGAATACGAGATTGTTTCACATTCTTCTCATTATATGGTTGCGAAATCTTATCTACCCAGTGTTGGATTTTCTCGGGGTTCTTGGGAACGGGGATTTTAAGATTTTTAAGATATTCTTTAGATAAATTTTTTAACACTGAACCAGTAAATCCATCCGATAATAATTTAATATTTCCACACAATATGTAATATACATAAATGTTATTGTTACACTTAACAATATGATTGTGATCTGAACAACTAAAATTTGTATCTAATTGAATATTGGCAATGCCTCCATCTCCTATGATTAAACATTCATCTTGATAATCCGCTACATCACATTTTTGTATTTTATTGCTTGAAGTATAAAAGTTAAATTGTCCACTTTGTTTTCCAAATGATGCCTTTCTTTTACTTTTTGATTTAAATTCACACAAGTCTTTCATTTCAACCAACTCATACTCCTCACCACATACGATTTCCGTTTGGTTGTAGTCCTTACCATTTAAACTATAAATGGGGCTCTGATGCACGTCTTGAATCGTCGCGGTGGACACTGCCACTTCTTGGCATCCGCTAATATCTCCCGCCATCTCGGTAAGAACCAAACAACCATTTTGTTCTTCGATTTTGTTTTCCACATATTTCACAACATCGAGTTTGCTGAACTTAATCACGCCGGTTTTCTGCTCTGTATTGTCAAAGATAACTAGTGAGGTTTTGGTTGTGGTGTTCTCAAACTGGTCGGCTGGAATGCTCACCACTTCGCGGACATTGAAATTCTCGATTAAACACTTGCGAATGCCCTTGTATTTTTTATCAAACATTACTCCCTCTTTCAACACGCCAGCACACGTTCCACCCTCTGCTAACATCGCCATCAGAAGGATCAACGAACAACTTTCCTTATCATTTCCAGTCAATTTATGAATCTTCGCATAGTCAATGATAAGTTCGCTACAAGTTTCAAGCGACACTTTATTATTGTCTTTTAACTTCTTCTCCCGGCGGTCTTCTCTAATAAAGTGTTTTAGTTGTTCGCTGTGTTTTTCTTTGAGTTCGGGTGAACTCATAATATGTTTCTTCAAGATATCACGCTTTATTTGAGACTGTGATTTCTTATTTTTATCGCCTCCATACGGTGGGTTTGTGAGTATATATTTAGGTCTCTCATCAAAATCAGTCTTGAATGAATTTTTATATGCGATATTTTCCATATTAGGAAGTTGTCCTGTCAAACAGAATATTTCAAGTGCTGCTGCCTTGAGAACATCCTCGTTGATATCATAATGAAATATGTTATGAACGTTGGTCTCCCAATCAATATCAGGATGTTGTTTCTTCATGTAGTTAACATATCCAGTTGTAAATCCACCTGAACCACCAAACATATCAATCATAGAAGGTACATTTCCGTCACTATCCAATTGTGGTTTAATCTTATCGATCGTAAAATCAACAAGAATACGATTTGTAAAATAAGCACCCAATTCACTAATGGCACTTTCATCTCGTCCCACAAAATATTCATATACCTTGCCTGAAAGTAAAACGTTTGATTCATTTTCAATGCGAGTGATATCATTAATCTCATTAATCAAATAACGAAACACATCGGATTTAATATTTTTTGGTATTTCATAGAATAGAAACCCCTTAAGCAACGGTTTATCATAAAGTTCATTCAATAGACCATCAACAATATCATGATTAAACTCTTCGTCTGTCATTTCTTTAGATTTTTTCAACAACGCCGAAAACCAATATTCTTCAGACAAACCTATCATTTTATTGAGTTCATGTTCCTCGAGTTTCTTGATTCCATAAAATATATTAAATATCTTCAATGCGCCGAGTCCATAACCTCCCCCGTGATTACGAAGATAATTGTGAATGGAGTGAATATGTTCCCGGAGTGAATCTCCGTTTGTGATGTTAAAATCACCAGCAAATGTCTCTTGAACTTCATTCTCTGTATTTTCACTAACAACAGTCTCCTCGCTTGCTACAATAGCAGCAACATCTGTTTTGCCGTGTTTCTCCATACGCTCTGTAGGTGTCATATTATTTAGTTCAAGCTCTATAATACGTTTGGCGTTTTTATGTTTTTTGGTTCTGGTATGCTTTGTATGATGCGACTTCTGAGAGTCCGGTTCAGTTCCACAGATGTTACAATGATACATCGGCATGTTTGTGTTATATATAAACAAATAATCTTTAAATCAATTTTTTATTAACACTTTATGTGATAATTATATAATATTATAAACTAATATTTAACACTTTTAATAAATAAAATATAGATTTGAGATACATTATAATGGTGATTGGTATAATTATTCACAAATTATAATTCATAATATATAACTTAAAATAAATAAACTAATAAAACACTCAAATTATTTTATAATGTAAATGTAATATTATTACAAAAAAAAAACACATATAGATAGTAGTAATACAGTAAAATTTATTTATTAAAAAAGTTTATACTATATATTTAGTTTTTTCATATAATTTTCAATTAAATTATAATTTTGTTTAAAAATAGATATAAAGATTCAGATTGGGAAATTGTAAAAAAAGAATTTTATGATAATAACAATTTATATTATTATAATACAATATACGGTTTAAAAATATAGTATATAAAAAAAAACATATTTTAAAAAAAAAAAAAGTAGAGATATGAGAGATTATTTCAAAGACAACCAACAAATTAGACACAGGTTTGGAATAGATAAAATAATTGTTGGTTTATTTAATTACGAAAAAACAGCATCATTTTCAATAATAAAGATTTTACTAGTTTGAGTGGTTTCGGTAAATATCATTATGATATTGAAAACAAAAAAAGAACATGTAATGGATTGAATGAATGTGAAGCTGACATAGATAATGTTTGGATTAAAATAAAAACTTTGTAAATTTAAAAAAAAAATGTATAATAATAAATATTTTTTACTCAAAAACAAGCACCGGAATAAAAGAACTATTATTTATATTATTTTTTTTAAAATTTAATATAAAAATTGAAATAGTTTTTAAATAAATATAATATTCCATATATAAAAATGTCATCTAAACGCTATCTCGTGTATTTCGGTTATTATGACAATGGCTATTGCGACAATGCGACCAAGATCGGAAAAACAGAATATTTATACAAACGAGCGTGTAGTTATAACACGTCGCATCCATTCAAAGACTTCAAAGTTTACTTCCTCATCGAGGTCAATGAAGAATATCTCGATGAACTTGAACAAATATGTCATGATGAGTACGACTACGTAAAGGCTAGACACTCGCCCGAATATAAGCACCGAAATAAAGACAATGAGTGGATTACAATCCGTCCTACTCGCGATGATATTGAGCACCGGTTGGTGCGCGCCGACATTCCGTTTGAATATAAAATCTTTAGTGATGAAGAAATATTTGAGGTTGAGAAAGAAATTCACGAAGTTGAGGACAAACAGCGAAAAGAGAGTGAAATGAAGAAAGAAAAATCACGCGAACGGGTGAGGAAACTACAAAATGAGCGACGAAAAGATTGTCGTAAGGAACCGCTATTATATCATGTTCCTATACTGGAAAAAATGAGCAATCATTTCGAAAGCAACGATAAGGGATATATGATAGAACCATGTGGAAGTGGGAAGTCGTTTTTAAGTATTCATTACACAAAAACGGCTGGTTACAAGTCAATTGTGATAGGAACACCAAGCGTCTATCTACAGACTCAAATGCAAGAAGAGATTCTTGAAGTGATACCTAACTCTAATATACTATTTGTTGGAGGAAAAAATGATACACCTATTGATACGATCAATCAGGCAATATGTAATGTAAGAGAAAATCCTTTATTTATAATCACAACATATGCTTCATGTAGTAAACTAGTTGGAATACATTTTGATATGAAGATCGGGGATGAATGTCATCATCTTACTGGAATAGAGCGTGTGAATGATGGATATCTACGTTTTCACGACATTCACAGCAATAAGTCGTTGTTTATGACAGCAACAAATAAGATTGTTGATACGACAAATGGCAATAAAGTATTTAGTATGGACAGTGAGGATATATTTGGAAAATGTATTGATGAAAAAACTGTGAAATGGGCGATTGATAACAATGTTATCGCTGATTATAAAGTAGTTGTTTTGAAAGCATCTGGAAATACAATTGGTGATATTATTGAAGATTTAGATATTCAATTAGATGATAAACATATTGAAATATTTATCTCAGCATACATGACGTTGAAATCGATTGAATCGTATGATGACATATCACATGTTTTGTGTTATACCAATACGACAGCACACGCCGAACTAATGAAAAAGTTTATTGGTATATTGTTAGATAAAGGTATATTTCCGTCACTTGATAAAAAAGATTTTTATAATAAAGCATTACATTGCGACAGTAAGTGTGTTCTGAAAGATGAAGTTGATATCATGAAAAATAAGAAACATGGTATCATTTCGTGTGTGTATATATTCGGTGAGGGTTTTAATCTACCAAAACTAAACGGGGTCTGTTTTGTAGAGAATATGGTTTCGATTATTCGTATCATTCAATGTGCATTACGATCGGCACGTATTGAGAGCGGAAATCCAAATAAAATTTCATATCTATTGGTTCCATTTATAGACCATGATGATTTCAACGAAGAGAACACCTCACATAAAAAGGTTCGAACTATCGTTAGTAATTTGGGTAATGTAGACGAGAATATTGATGAGCGGTTGTTTGTGTATACATTTACTAAAAAAAAGAACAAGTCAATTAAACCAGAAAAACCAAGTGAAGAAGCATACGATTTCAAAAACGATGATTTGGAATTGAGACGTTTAAGACTGCGACTTCGCAGGAGTAAAGATATTAAATCAAAACTCAGTATGGAGGAGGAGGAGTATATCTTTTATAAAGCACTTCTTAAAGAGCATAATATCAAGAGTAAAGCTGGATACGATCGCTTTGTTCACGAAGACAAGAAAAATGATATTGAGAGATATTTCAAGAGAAATGGTGTATGGCCTGATAATGGATGGTATGATTTGCTAAGTATTGACACAAGCAAGTATCCATCATCAAAAAACGAATGGAAGCGCATTTGTAAAGAAAAAAATATAAAAAATATGGTGGAGTATAAAATGTATTGTGAGCAACCGGATAGCGAATTGCCAAGTGAACCGGATAAATTATATCATAAGGAGTGGACATCGTGTATTGAGGTTGAGTTGGGAATTAGTAAACCGCGTCGGCGTTAGGGTTTGGGGATTGCTTCGTTGTTGAGTTCTTGAATATATTTTTTATACAAGGCATTCGCATTTTTTACTGCTTGCTGATGCTCCTCGATTTCTTGGAACATTGGGTTCAAATCGTCAATGAGTTTCTTGTTCTTTGGGAGTTTGATTTTGATTTTGGATAGAGCGGTTTTTGAG